GCGTACTGGACAAAATGGACTATCTGCAGGACCTGGGCATAGAGGTGATATATTTTAATCCCCTGTTCGTATCTCCGTCCAACCATAAGTATGATATTCAGGACTATGATTATATCGATCCTCATTTCGGGCGGATTCTCAGTGATCAAGGGGAACTGCTCCCTCCCGGGGACAAGGATAACAGTCATGCCAGCAGATATATTGACCGTGTCACCAACAAGGCCAATCTGGAGGCCAGCAACTCGCTTTTTGTCCGGGTGGTGGAAGAGGCCCATCGCCGGGGTATGAAGGTGATCTTGGACGGTGTGTTCAATCACTGTGGTTCCTTCAATAAGTGGATGGATCGGGAGCGGATCTATGAACATGCGCCGGGATATGAGAAGGGCGCCCATGTGTCCGGCGACAGTCCTTACAAGGATTATTTTGCCTTCTACAGTAACAATTGGCCCTATAACAAAGATTATGACGGCTGGTGGGGGCATGACACCCTGCCCAAACTGAATTACGAGGGTTCTAAAGAATTGCTGGACTATGTGCTGTATATTGGTGCCAAATGGGTGTCTCCTCCATACAATGTGGATGGCTGGCGTCTGGATGTGGCGGCGGACCTGGGGCACAGTCCTGAGTTCAATCATCATTTCTGGCAGGAGTTTAGGCGGGTGGTCAAAGAGGCCAACCCCAATGCCATCATTCTGGCGGAGCATTATGGCAACACCAGGGAGTGGCTCCAGGGCAACGAGTGGGATACGGTTATGAACTATGACGCCTTTATGGAGCCGGTAACGTGGTTTTTGACGGGCATGGAAAAGCACAGCGATGACTTTCGGGAAGATCTTCTGGGCAATGCGGACAGCTTCTGGGGCGCTATGAAACACCACAGTTCTAACCTGGCCATGCCCAGTTGGCAGGTGGCCATGAATGAGTTGTCCAACCACGACCATTCCCGCTTCCTGACCCGCACCAACCATAAGGTGGCCCGAACCAGCACCCTGGGGCCGGAGGCGGCCAATCAGGATGTCAATAAAGCCGTATTTCGGATTGCGGTGGTGATGCAGATGACCTGGGTGGGCGCTCCGACCATCTATTATGGGGATGAGGCGGGCGTGTGCGGCTTCACGGATCCTGACAACAGGAGAACCTATCCCTGGGGACATGAGGACCATGAGTTGATTGATTTTCATAAGCAAATCATCAGGATTCACAAGAGTTGTCAGGAGTTAAAGACCGGTTCCATCAAATATATTGATTCCGACTATAATTACCTGGCTTACGGGCGTTTCACACGGCAGGAGCAGTGTGTGATTCTGGTCAACAACAATTGCTATGATCTGGAGAAGGAAGTACCGGTGTGGGAGGCCAATATTCCCCGCACCGGCACCATGGTACAGCTGATCCAGACCCATGATGGCGGTTATACCACAGAGAGCGTGGAGCACCGGATCTATGCCGGAAAGATTAAGATATTGCTTCCTAAATTTTCGGCGGTGGTATTAAAACATCAGAAACAATAATATGGTGTTTGTTCTTTTGCCGCTGCTAAGTATTTTCCGTCAGGCATTTTTTGCAAAATGCAGTTGCATTTTAGGGTGATATATGCTACAATGGCTAAGGTTAAAGCGTTGATGCGCTTTTTGTGGATGGATTCCCGAGTGGCCAAAGGGGACAGACTGTAAATCTGCTGCAAATTGCTTCGGTGGTTCGAATCCACCTCCATCCACTGCATTTTCCCGCAGGGGTATGCATAGAATATATGGCAGGGTTTCATGACCTGCCCGGTACAAAGCGTCAGCTGGTGTGGCGGAATAGGCAGACGCAAGGGACTTAAAATCCCTCGGTGGCAACACCGTGCCGGTTCAAGTCCGGCCACCAGCAGTAAAAGAGATATCCTTAAAACAGCGGATTCCTTTGTATAATACAGGGAATCCGCTGTTTCTATATGCTGTGACATCGCAACTGCCGCGTTATATGTTTTAGCTTTCCTGCGGCAATCTGGAAATACAGATGCTGAGAGCATCATAGATGCAGACAGGAGTGGTATCGTCAAAACATACTGATTCGTACCGATCTCATGCTCGAAGTCATAAGCGGTTACAGCGTTCTTCAAGGGATTCACGATCCAGTATTCTCGGACTCTCGCTGCGCGGTATCAAAAAGTTTGACACCATAATCTCTTTGCGGATCGGATGGGGAGATCATCGCATCCTCATTTTCCTTCGCAAAAACCGGGAATAAGTTAGCAAAAACTGATGAGTAATGCGAATATAGTTCTGTTATTCTGGTATTGCAATGGGCAACCGTTCATAGGTGGAATATGAGGAGAGACGAGGGTGCGATACATGGGAAGAAAGTGCAGGACAAAATGGGGGCATTTGCTGATATGGGGAATCTGTTTGTCCATACTGGCAACTGGTTGTGGCGCGGCACAAGAGGCAGGCGATACCGGCGAAGCCCGGCCATCTTCTCAGACTGGTGAGATGCGGGATGAGGCGTCGGAGGAGACGAAATCAGAAGAAACTGCATCAGAAGAAATCGAACCCGAGGAAACCACATCCGAGGAGAATTTGTCTGAGGAAATCCTGTCCGAGGAGGATCTTTACTGGCAGCAGGTGCTGGAGGAGTTTGGGAACAGCCGCTATGACCTGACCGCAGCCCTGACGGAGCCTGCGCTGAAAGACCTATGCAGTGATTATTTTACTCTGGGAGTGGGCATTAATGGCAGCACATTAGAGAACCAGACCCTGAATATGCCGGAATATATGGCGGTGGCCAAGAGACATTTCAACAGCTGTACCATGACGAATCTGATGAAAAGCAGTTATATTCTGGATCAGCAGGGATCTCAGCAGAGCGCTGAAAGCGGGGACGGAAGCCCGGTGCTTTCCTTTGACGCCATAGATCCTACGCTGGAATGGTGTCAGGCCAATGGTATGCGGATGCGGGGACACACGCTGGTATGGCACGTCCAGGCGCCGGACTGGTTTTTTAGGGAAGGATACAGTGATAAGGGCGGATATGTGGATCGGGAAACCATGCTTGGGCGCATGGAGAGTTATATTGCGCAGCTGATGACTCATGTGCAGGACAATTACCCCGGCGTGGTGTACTGCTGGGATGTGGTGAATGAAGCCGTGGATCCGGACAAGGGGGATAAAGATAGCTTTTTCCTCTGCCGCACGGAGAATGAAGGTACACCCAATCCCTGGTATGTAACCATAGGGGAGGACTATGTGGAGATGGCTTTTACATATGCCCGGAAATATGCCGCGGAGGACGTAAAACTTTTTTATAATGATTTTAATACCTACCAGATAGAAAAGAGAAATGCCATCTATGCGCTCTGCCAATCCTTGAAGGAAAAAGGATTAATTGACGGAATCGGTATGCAGGGATATTGGGGAGTGAATCATCCTTCCATCGGTACACTGGAGAGTGCCATCCGCAAGTTTGGAGAACTGGAACTGGAAATTCATATTACGGAACTGTCTGTTTCCGTTGACGAGGAAAACGAAGAGAATTTTGAGAAACAGGGCCAGCGCTATAGCGCCATTTTCATGTCCCTGGCGAAACTGGACACGGAGGGCGGCGGCAATGCCAATATTACTAATGTGACATTCTTTGGCCTGATTGACCACTACCGCCAGGGCGATACCACCAACTCCCGGCTGTTTGATGCGGTTTATCAGCCCAAGCCTGCCTTTATTAAAGTCAGGAATATGATGAAGACGCTATATAATAAATGATGTGATTTGAGAATAAATCTTGACAGAATCATATCACCGGCATACAATAGAATCACAACGGATAGAGAAAACAGATGGTTCGCGTCTACGGATGCCGGATCGGTGTTTTCTCTTTTTTGTTGAAAGAACAGTAAAGAAATAGTATGCTAAAAGGGAGAGAACTCAACAGATGAGAAAGTTTGTCAATGATTATAAAATGTGGCTTGTAGAAGCAAGGCAGAACAACCTGGTTCTGCACAATATGGACAACAAGGATTTATTCAATCTGCTGGAGATTCTTCTGGATAAAAGTAAGTCACTGAAAGAAATACGAAATAGAGCGATAGAGTATACACAGGAGCACAAGGTGGACATGGCCGTGGTAATGACTGTGGCTGGAGCAACAAATAATAAAGTCGATTACGATATGCTTAGTAAGAAAGGGGATGCGGATATGTGTGAATGTGTACTAAGAACTATAAAAATGCAAAAAGGTGCAAAAAGCTGAAAAAAGCCGAATATATAAGGAAAACGGGAATTTAGAAAACAGGATTTTTTATTTTTACCGCACAGAAAAATAGAGGTGTATCGGGGCTGAAATAGTCCCGATTTTTTTGCGTTCAAAAAGTGTTTAAAAATTTGAATACTAAAAATAGCGCAAAACGGGCATTTTAAATGATATTTAAAGATTGTTTAAATTGGGCTTTATAAACAAAATAAAATATTGCGGAAATGTTTATCAAGATCTCTTTTATTATTTCCGCAATCATTCCCCCATGAAATATGCGGGTTCTGGGCAACTAACACATTGTAAAAGAGAATATTGCGGAAATAATACACCTATATTTCAATCTGCAAATTTTCCTTTATTAATATAGGGTGCATCATTTCCGCAATCGGGAGACGAAACACACGAAACACATAAAAATGAACACAAATGAACGAAATTAAATTATATTGAGTAAAAAAGTTATTTCATTAAACGTTATTAAAGATTTACTAATAAACCTTTTAATACAAAAAAACTAAGATATATTCTCCTGACTAATGTTCTCTGAAAAGGATAATTTTTCCTTGTTTTTTCTTTTTGAAAGAACATAAACCTTATATTCAATAAAATCTTGTATTTCATCTTGATCTTTAGCAGAGAGTTTTCTAAAGTTATTAATCAGAATATCTTCTTTTTGGCAGAGAGGTGTTATTTGCGAATTGGCAAAATCTCCTGTCAATAGCCACTCCATTTCACAGTCTAGTACTTGGGCAATTTTGTAAAATATTATAACTGATGGAGTACGTAGTCCACTCTCTATTTTACTGAGCGACCCAGAATCTATGCCACATTTTTGATAAACTTCAGGCTGAGTAAATCCCAAGTCTTTACGCCTTTTTTTAATTCTACTACCGATTTGTATCATATCTAAGTCCACAGACACCTCCAATTCTGCCAATTAGAAAATAAATCTGCCTAAAAGAAATATTTTAATTGACATTCTGCCTATAAGCAGATATTATGTATTTAGTGGTTTACTAATCAATCACATTATACCTAAAAGGGATAGGCCACACAAGGAAAATGTGAGAATCCTTTTAGTGGCAGGAAAGGAGAGGACATGTATAAGAGAGAAAAGCATGAAGGGAGGGAGCCGATGCGGAAGGAAGAGTTCGAGGATCTGATTGGCCAGGCATTATCTGATGGTGACTATGAGATCGTTGAGACAGTCTACCTGTATCACCCTGCAATCAGGGGCGCATCTGGCGTGGAGGAGTTGGCTGAACTGTATAAGAGTTTCGGCATGACTATTTTCCATGACATGATTGGACGGGCAAAAAGGAACCAGGATCTGGACGGGCAGCTTCGGCAGGCCCAGGCGGAGACAGACAGGATCAAGGAGGAGATAGTGCAGAATAGGGTATCCATGGGGCTGGACTATAGCCGGATGCTGGACAGGCTGGCCGATTCAGAAGTACAGGAAAGAAAAAATCCCCGTGACATCGCAAGCAAAGTGATAGATCTGTTTAATACGGAATGTACTGACGGTTTTTCACTTGCAGATGTCAGGGAGATATTTTCCATAATCGAAGAACATATGGTTGATTTAAAAATTCAACTATCAGACACCTAATTTTGTATGGTCTATGGTTCTGATTTTGGACTTCTTTGGCTTTAGCTTGGAAAATATTTCTTTGTTTTCTTCTAATTTTTGGAAGAAAGCTGCTTGGTCAATATCTTTATCAGCAGTAAGCGTTGTATAGGCTAAAGCCGTCCAGAAAATGCGGTCTATACTTTCCACAGGTGGAATCCTCCTTTCACAATATTCCAGTATTGCCAGATACTGGTAAGGAAATTATACCACATATTGTCGAAATGCGGTAGGGGAAACCCTGCTGCATCTGCCGGAAATGGCCTACCGGCACTGATGAAACAGGATAGAGACAGGAGGTAAAAAGTGAGCGAATATGAGGAGATAAAAAATCAAATCCAAGAAATGAGTGAGGCAATGGTTTATTTAATACAGGATACCATGATGTTGGAAAGAAGGATGGAAACACATGAAAAATACTTACAGAATTTTCCTTCACCTACGTATACGTCAAACGAATGCAAAAAAACGATTGTAAGGGAATTAAAATTTCTGTTGCATTATACCAGAGCCGGGAGCAACATCAAGGATCTGGTGCTGGATGAGCAGGAGGAATATGTGACCATTGTATTTGAAAGTGGGACGAAAAAAGTGCCTGTAATGGGAGACTCCGGGATCGCGCTGATCCAGGACGTCATAAAGTGCTTGTTAAGATAATTCATCCCGCCCCTGCCGGGAAAAGCTAGGGAGAGAGGAGAACACTATGGGACAGAACAAGGGAACGGATGCCGCAATGGCCAGGAGGCTGATGGGTTATACAGGGGCGATCCTGGGAGTCGGGGAGAAATCCCCAAGCCCGGAGGATCTGGCCATTGAGCCAACAGAGGAAGAGGCCCGCCTGATACTGGAGAGGTTCTTCAGGGCATAGACAGCCGAAACGCAGCGGGCGGATCCCGCCGCGTCTGCTAGAGATGGCTTACTGGCACTGATAAGGCAGGCTGAAAGGAACGGAGGTGATGAAGATGAGGAGAACCAGAAAGATGACGCCTTTTGAGAGGCAGGTCAAGGCCAGGCTTCTGGAGTTGGACATGACACAGACAGAACTGTGTAACAGGCTGGGAATCAAGAAACAGTATCTGAACACGATCTTTGCCGGTTACAGGAAGGACAGCGCGTATATAGACCAGATCCGTGAAGTGCTTGGGATCGGGGCATGAGAAGATGGGAATAAAAGAGAGGCCATGCGTTGTTTAAAGGCTGTTTAATGAGCATTTTTTAGAAGGGAGGAAAGGCATGGATTGCAGGGACTGTGTATATATGAAGAAATTTCGCCGCCTGGTTGGTGGCATAGAGTGCCGGTGCTGCCATGAGAAAGCAGAGAAACTGCCGTTGGAGTGGTTCGGGAGCAGGGGGCCTGGATTTATCTGTTATGTAGATAAAGAGGGGAACCCAAGGATCAAGTCCCATCCCAGGTGGTGCCCGCTGCGGCCAGGGAACGCCAAAGGGCAGTATGTTGTGGAGTGGGACAGGGGAAAGGGTAGAATGGCCTTAAAGTTTAAGGAGGACAAGGATGGATAAGTCAGGTAATAGGCTCAGGTTTCTGGATAACAGGTACGCGGTTGTTTATAAATATAAGGGATATGCCATCTGCACATTAAAAGTGGCGGTACCGGCGGAGGGTGACGAACTGGGATATGTCATTGATGACGCAAAGTTTGAAGTGCTGGTATTCGGGGAGCCGGAAGGGGCGATACAGGCGATTAATGAAGGAGGGCTATGATAAGTATGCCGAAATGCGGCAAGGAGGATCTTGCCGCATCTGCCGGGGATGGCCGCCCGGCACTGATGATGGCAGGCCAGGAAGGAGAGAAAGAGGGATGAAAACAGCATTAAAAAATGGGCCACCCCCTGCCAGGTCGTTGGCCCATGTCTCTCCACGTGAACGAGACACTGATAGAATAACATATCAGATGCCGAATGTAAAGGGTGGAGTGACAGAAATGGAAGAATTAACTGTGGAAGAGTATGCTGCGCTATCCGGAGAGACAACGAGAAATGTAAGATATGCAATTACAGCAGGCATATTGACAGCCAGGGAGACCCGTGGCCGTGGCGGGGCCGGGGGAAAAAGATTCCTGATTCCGGTTTCCAGTCTGGATCCAAAGCTGAAAAAGAAGTATGACCGTCTGAAGCGGCAGCAGGACCCGGAGCCAGTGAGGCAGATCCCACTGGAGGAACTGTCAGAAGCGGAACGGGCGGAGGCGGCGGACTGGCTGGAACTTCTGAAAGAGTGGAAGGAGTACCGTAACGCTTACAGCGGCTCCAAGGCCGAGGCGGATGAAGCGTTTGTCCAGGTCATGCAGCAGCGCAGGCCGGGCCTCAATTACCAGCAGCTGTCCCGCAAGGACCGGCAGTACAGGGAGATGGGGGCCGGTGGCCTGGTGGATCGACGGGGGAAGCATAATAACCACTGTAAGAAGATCCCGGACGAAGTGTGGAACGTGTTTGAGTACTATTACTTGGATCAGAACAAGCCAGGCGTACAGAAATGCATGGAGATGACAGAGGATTATTTCAAGATGCATAAGATTGGGATTCCCCCATTGGCGGACCGCAGTACTTTTTCAAGAGAGATAGAGAAGAGGATACCGGCCCCGGTGCTGGCCTATGAACGGGAGGGCCCAAAGTACTTTGAGGACCACTTCGGGATGCATGTGACCCGCTACTATGACGATCTGGACAGCAACGACATATGGGTATGCGATAACTATACCTTTGACCTGTTTGTTGATGACGGCATCCATACCAAGCCTGTCAGGGTGTATCTCACGGGGTTTTTGGACGTGCGGAGCAGGAAGATGGTGGGATGGTATGTAACATTAAACCCCAGCAGCCAGGCAACCCTGTACGCGCTGCGTAAGGGAATTGAGCGTTATGGCATACCCAAACGGATCCTGGCGGATAACGGGCGCGAGTTCCTGACCCACGATATAGGAGGCCGGGGCCACCGCAAGAGCGCCGACTGGGGACATGACGCGCCTACGATCCTCCAGCACATGCAGATTGAATTTCGGACGGCACAGGTCCGCAATGCCAGGGCAAAGATCATTGAAAGGGCATTTTTGGATATTAAAGAGTGCTTTTGTAAGGCTTTTGAGGGGTATACGGGCGGAACAACAGCGGAACGGCCGGAGCGCCTGAAGAAAACCGGCAAGTACGCGGAGAATTTTGTTCCCCTGCCGGAGCTTGCCGAGTACGTTGACAAGTACATAGAGGGTGTCTTTAACTTCACCGTTTCCAAGGGGGCGGGCATGTATGGCAGGACTAGGAATGAGGTATACGCAAAGTGTCTGATCGAAAAGCGTGTGGCGTCACAGGAGGATTTAAACTTGATGATGTTGCGTAACAGCAAACCGGCCACTGTGCAGCGTGAGGGCGTAAAAATCACCACGCACGACGCGGTTGTGTATTTTAACTCTACCGAATTGACATTCAACCATATCGGGAAGAAGGTATACTTCCGCTATGATCCGGATGATCTGAAAGAGGTAAGAGTCTATGATGAGCAGGACCGATTCCTCTGCACGGCACAGCAGCAGGCGAAGTTAAGCTATTACGCGACCAAGGAGGACATATCTGCGGCGGCCAGAAAGATAAGGGAATATACCAAGACTGTGGCAAACTGGAAAAAGCTGAAGGGTGTTGCGGCTGAGAGTGCCCTGGAGATGACAATGTACCATGCGGAACAGAACCTGGCAGCAGGCGAACCGGCGCTTAACCCGGCAGTCATTACGCCGATCCGCTACAAGGAGCAGCACTGGATGGAGGAACTGGACGAGGCAGCAGGCGGCGAAGGGGCGGATATGATCGACTACGCCAGAATGATTGAGAAGATGAAAGGACAGGTGGATTAAATGAGCGAGAAAACCAGGAATGTAAGCTATGAAGAGGCAGTGAAGTGGGCCAGGGACTACATGCGTCAGAAGGGCATAAGCCAGGCAGAACTGAGCAGGAAGCTGTCCATCAGTTCTGCGGCGGTCAGCAGCTATCTGAACGGGAAGTATCCCAACCCGGAGACCGTTACGGAGAAGATTGTGGAACTGATGGACATGCAGGCCCAGAAAACGCTGGCTCCCAAGGCACCGGAGTTTGTGGAGACTACCGTCACCCGTATGGTCAAGCAGGCTATCAGTTATGCCCACCTGCGGGGCGTGGTCAGTGTGGCCTATGGGGATGCCGGCGTGGGTAAGACCACGGCGGTGCAGCAGTACCGGAAGGAAAACCAGCTGGCCATCGGGATTGAGATTATTCCCACATATGCGTCTCTGACAGGGGTCAATGAACTGCTGGCGGATGAACTGGGATCCAGGGAGAGGACAGACCGAAAGATCACCAAGGATATCATCAGCAAGCTGAAGGGATCCGGCAGGGTGATTATCGTGGATGAGGCCCAGCACCTTACAGTCAGGGCCATTGAGCATCTGCGGAGTATATCTGACAGCACGGGCATCGGGATATGTTTTGTGGGAAATGAGTCAATATACACAAAGTTGCTGGGTACACATAAGAGCGAGTACGCGCAGCTGTTCTCCCGGATTGGTGTCAGGAAGATGGTCACCACGTCAACCAACAGCCGGGAGGACATGGAGCGGATCTTTGGTAAATACGGTCTGGATGAAGACTCCCTGAAGATTCTGTATCAGATCAGCCGGACAAACTATGGGCTGCGGGGCGCGGTGAACGTCTATGTCAATACCATCGGTGTATTTGACGAGATCAATCCGGCCAATTTAAACAAGGTCATCCGTGACATGGGAATCGCGGGATAGGAGGCGGCATATGGAAATGGAAGAACTGAAAAAGAAATACTGGAACCTGGTCCGGCAGACCAGGAAGTCCGGAAGGATATCTCCGTCAGTGATTAAAAAGGCGCAGGCACAGTGGGAGAAGTTTGATCCCAGTGTGGTAAAGCAGGCGCTGGAGATCCACATCCAGCACTATCCTAGCTACCCGGAGAGGTACACGCTGGGGATCATGCGCAACCTGCAGCGGTGTAAGGACAATGGCATGGAGGCGGCCAGGCCAAAGAACGGTTTCAACAATTTTGAACAGAACCATTATGACTTTGACCAGCTGGAGAAGGAGCTGCTGGCCAATTAGTGGAAAGAGACAGAAGGTGAACCCCGTGAGGGTTCCCTAATGCGGCCACCCAGCAGGGTGACGGTCACAAGCCCGTGTAAACGCAGAGTGGGGAAAGTAAAAACTACAGGAAAGAAGGAGGAGCAAACGTATGAAGAGGGTACGGATGGAAGAACCTGAACTAAAGAACTGGGAGGACGTGAACAAGGCGCTGCGGCTGATCGCTGAGGCAAAGAATGAGATCACCATGGTGGAGGCGGGCATGAACGTGCAGATCGACACGATCAAGCTGACCTATGAGGAAAAGATTAATGAATACAAGAAGCAGATCAAGCAGCAGGAACTTATGATCAAGGAGTTTACCACGGACAAAAAGGACCAGCTGGACGGAAAAACCAAGGATCTGACCTTTGGCAGGGTAGGATTTCGGAAGTCTACCAGGCTCCAGCTGCCCAAGGCCCTGGACAAGGTAATCGCCGCCCTGCGCAAGAAAGGTATGCAGGACTGCATTATCAGCAAGGAGACGGTCAACAAGGATATCCTGAAGCAGTATGATGAGCAGCTGATTCTGGAGGTGGGAGGGAGCCTGAAGGTGGAGGACGCTTTCTGGTATGAGACCAAACAGGTTGATCTGAAGGTGGGATAAATATGGCGAAAGCAAAAGCAATGACGAAGGCGCAGCGGGCCAAGATATATGCCGTCTGCCGGGAACAGGCCATAGACAATGACCTGCTCCATGAACTGGTGTATGCGGAGACTGGATGCGGCAGCCTAAAAGATTTAACCAGCGGGCAGGCCCTCCAGGTGATTGACCGCCTGGAGGGCAGGTCTACCCCCAAGGGGATGGCAACGGCCAAACAGAAGCGTTTCCTGGGAGCCCTGCTGAAGGAGATTGGCTGGGTGCTGCCGGGCGGGGACGCTGACTGGGCCAGGCTGGAGGCATTTGTGCAGAATCAGTACAAAGTAGACAGCCTGAAATGGCTGACCAGCAGGACGGCAGGCCAGGCCATAGAGGCGCTGAAAGACATGAAGGCCAGGGCGGAAAAAGCATCTTTACAGGGTACAGGGGGTGTGACATAATGACTGCAAATGAAGAAAAGCTGCTCCGGGATCTGACAATAGAGGATCTGCAGGAGCAGCACAGGGACTTTGCCGAGGCTCTCGGGATGGAGAACCTGATCAAACTGTCTGAGCATTTCGGCGGCACCAGCATTTATGTGCCGCAGAGGAGGGAACTGGTGAAGCAGCGGGTCTATGGACTCATCCGCAAGGAGTATGACGGCACGAATATCAAGGAACTGGCCAGCAGGTATGATGTGTCGGAGTCCACCGTCTACAACGTGGTCCGTGACATCCTGCTGCGGGGGGCGGCCAAGAGGGAGGTGGCCAGCAATATTCCCGGCCAGATGGATTTGATGGAGTGTATGCTGGCTCTCCAAGAAAAATTGTAACGTACAAAGTACATTGTGCTGGACCTGTGCTACCATAGCCGTATAGAGAGGTTTCAAAAAACCTCTTTATGCGGCTATTTTTATTCCATCAAAAACCAAGGGAGGAAAAAATCATGAGGGAATTTTTACAGGCAGCAAAAGACGTGTTGACGCCGGTAGTCCTGCTGGCCCTGCTATATGCGCTGGCCTATATCCTGATTAAAGGAAGCAGGATAGCGGCGGAGGGCCTAGAGAAGCTGCGCGGGGAGGCGGAGGCATCCGGCAGGACAGCCCAGGCAGCGGCATTTAAGCTGGCGGTCACAGTGCTTGACGGCGTTGCCAACACGGTGGTCAGTGTCATGGAGTCACAGAAAGCCTATGCGCTACGCCAGAAGGTAAAGGACGGGGAGGCGGCTCCCGAAGATCTGAAGGCGTTAAGCCAGGAAGCATACATGCGGATCATTCAGATGCTGGATGTGCAGGTCAGGGCAGACTTGGACAGCTGTCTGGCGGATACAGAGACGTATATCCGGGACAAAATTGAAGAGGTGCTGCCCCAGGTAAAGGCCGCCTACCGGGAGACAGTGCTGGAGGCCACCCCGGGAGAATGGTAAGGGATGAGACGGAGGTATGGCATGTACATATGGATAGGCGTGGCCGCAGGCACAACTATACACAGGGCGGTCCGGACAGCAGTGGCGGTATCCCTCGGGGATGAGATGACATTTTCGGAGATCATGAAAAATGTTGTGGATATCGGGATCACTCCCGTCCTGCTGATAATCTTTATCATCTACTTTATCTGTAAGAGCAGAAATGATGATAACCGTGTAAACAAAGCTAACGAATTGCTCCTGCAGAGGGAACAGCAGCTGGCGGATGAGGCCGCGAAGAGGGAGAAACTGATCCGCCAGGAATCGGAGAAGCAGCTGCAGCTGATCATGGAGGAGAGGGCCAGGAGGGAACAGCAGCTTATAGAGGACGGCATCCGGCGTGAGGAGATGATCCGCAGGGAGTCGGAGAAACGTGAGTCCATCCTGATGGGGAACATGGAGCGGATGATCCAAAATATGGACCGGATCACGGAGACCATGCGGGGCATTGACCAGTCCATGGGTAAAATCAATGAAAGGCTTGAAAAGATCGAGGAAAGGACAGGTGTGAAAAATGGCGGCGGATCTGATGAAGGTTAATGCGGCGAAGGTGCTGCGGGGGAACGTGGTGGAGATCCTGTACCGGTACTACGGCACGGATATCAGTCTGTCCGTTCTGCGGCAGTCTCTCCGGGCGAAAGGGTTTACAGCGGATGAAGACCTGGTGAAGGCATTTTATTATCTGGCAGGTGACGGCAAGAGGTACATTCACGTGGAACTGAAAGACCCGTACTGGGACAGCGTGATCTGGCTGACTCCGGCTGGCGTAAACCTGGCGGAAGGTGACATAGAGGACGTGGGGGTGATATTGGATGAGTAATCTTACAGACTTGGCAGAAAAGGAAGTATTCAGGAAAGAAATCCTGGAGATGGCAGCGCAGTCGGAGCCGGTGGGGGCATCCCTCCAGGTGCTGG